AATAGCGCCGGAGAATGACCAGCCAAACGAGCAGCAGACCAAGACCTTCACACAAGAAGAATTGGATGCCATCGTAGGCAAAAGGCTTGCAAGAGAGCAAAGGAAGTGGGAACGCGAGCAGAGTCGTAGGGCACAACCCGCGCCTACGTCTGCAGAACTACCGCCTGTTGAGAATTTTGAGTCCGTTGATGCGTATGCTGATGCACTGGCTACGCGCAAGGCTGAAGAATTGTTGGCACAGCGGGAAGTCGAACGGCAGAAGATGGATCTGCTTGATGCGTATCACGATAGGGAAGAAGAAGCGCGGACTAAGTACGACGACTTTGAACAAGTCGCCTACAACCCCAAGCTGCCAATTTCTAACGCGATGGCGGAGACGATCCAAGCATCGGATATTGGCCCTGATATTGCGTATTATCTTGGCTCAAACCCGAAAGAAGCCGCGCGTATTGCCTCACTGAATTCGCCCATATTACAGGCCAAAGAGATCGGCAGAATTGAAGCCAAAATGGCTTCGGAGCCGGTTTTAAGAAAAACGACAAGCGCCCCACCGCCTATCGCGCCCATATCGGGTAGAGGCTCTGGTACGCCGTCTTACGATACGACTGACCCACGCTCAATCAAAAACATGAGCACGTCGGAGTGGATTGAGGCGGATCGCCAGCGTCAGATGAAAAAGTGGGAAGCCCAACGTAACCGCTAACTTTTTAGGAAATAAATATCATGGCAAACTCGATTCTTACCATCGACATGATTACCCGTAAAGCTCTCGAAATCCTCGAGAACAACCTGGTAATCACTCGTAACGTCAATCGTCAGTACGACGATTCTTTCGCCGTTGAAGGTGCTAAAATTGGCTCGACTCTGCGTATTCGTTTACCAGACCGCGCTCTGGTGACCGACGGCGCCGCCCTGCAAGTGCAGGACGACAACGAACAGTTCACCACCCTGACCGTAGCTTCCCAGAAGCACATCGGTGTGAACTTCACCTCCGCCGAACTTACCATGCAGTTGGATGACTTCGCAGAGCGTGTTCTGAAGCCTCGTATTTCGCAGCTGGCTTCCAGCATCGATGCTGACGTTGCTAACGCATACAAAGCAATCGCTAACACCGTTGGCACCCCAGGCACCACCCCATCGACTTCGCTCGTTCTGCTGCAAGCTCAGCAGAAGCTGAACGAAAACGCTGCGGTGATGTCGCCACGCTACGCAACTGTCAACCCAGCGGCCAACGCTGGTCTGGTTGAAGGCATGAAAGGTCTGTTCAATCCAACCGACACCATCAGCCGCCAGTTTAAGAACGGCATGATGGGCACCGGCGTTCTGGGCTACGACGAAGTCAACATGTCTCAGTCGATCAAGCAGCACACCAACGGCGATTGGGGCACTACTATCACTGTGACTTCGACCGTCACAACTGAAGGTCAGTCCACCCTGCCAATCAGCTTTACTGGCTCGTCTAAGACATGGAATGTCGGCGACGTGTTTACTATTGCTAACGTGTTTGCTGTCAACCCACAGACCCGTGAGTCCACTGGTTCGCTCCAGCAGTTTGTTGTAACTGCCGCTGCTACTGGCTCGTCAACTGCTACCCTGTCGATCAGCCCAGCGCTGTACTCGGCAACTCAAGCTCTGGCTACTGTGACTTCACTGCCTGCATCCGGCGCTGCTGTCACTATGGTGGGTAATGCAACTGGTCAGTACGCACAGAACCTCGTCTACCACAAAGATGCGATCACTTTTGCGACCGCTGACTTGCTGATGCCACAAGGCGTTGACATGGCTTCCCGCCAAGTCCATAACGGCATTTCGATGCGTATTGTTCGTCAATACGACATCAACAATGACCGTCTGCCTTGCCGTATCGACGTTCTGTACGGCTTTAGCACAATTCGTCCGCAAATGGCTTGCCGCGTCTGGGGCTAAGCACTGGTGGGGGTTTCGACCCCCATTAACGACACTCTTTTTAAAGGAAATTTATCATGGCTCTTCCTAATGGCGCTGGTGGATACCAGCTCGGCGATGGCAATCTTAACGAACCAGTTTTGGGCTATCTGCCCGCTCCTACTACTGAAGCTGGCGTAACCGCTGTTACTTTGACTGCCGCTGAAGTTACGGGTGGCATTTTGATTGCTAACCCAGGTTCAACCGCTACAACCTACACGATGCCCATCGTAGTAACGTCAGGTTCTACTACAGGCGTTAACGATCTGGTATCTAGTGCTAAAGTTGGCAGCACTTTTAGCTGGTCGGTAATCAACATCGGTACTGGTTCTGGCGACATCACAATGGCCGCTGGTACAGGTACTGGTTGGACAATCGTCGGTTCGCTAACCATCAGTGACGGTACTTCGGCTTCGTTTGTTGCTCGTAAAACTAGCGACATAACTTGGGCTTTGTATCGTACTGCTTAAAGTTAAACCAAGGGGCTTCGGCTCCTTGGCTACCCCTTTTTTGGAATAGACAGAAAGGTTTATCATGCCAAATACTAAAGCTATTGGTGTCGCATTTGCCGACCCAGAATTTGATTCAGTGCAAGTTGGTTCCGCCGGCGCACCAATTCAAATTACTTCATCCGGTGTTCTGAATGGTGGTTACGCTACTACTTCGGCAACTTCGGGCGATACACGTCTGACGTATCAGCGTCTGACTTTTACCTCGACTGGCTCGGGTGAAACTATCCGCGCGCTTTCAACGGTAACCGGCGCTAACGCAGCTACTGCAGGCACCATCAACGGCGCACATATCAGCGCGTCGATTAACGGTTCCGGCACGATCAGCGGCGCAGCTAACGCTATTCGTGCAACCATCGGCGGTTCGTCCACCAACCCTGGTGGCACGCTGGCGGCTCTTCAACTGGATTCGGATTTTGCATCCGGCGGCACTTGGAGCAACGCATCGTTTCTGCGCGTGACTAACAGTGGTACGGGTGAAGTTGGTAACTTTGCTGCCATGCCTGCAGTCAGCGCGACCGGTGTGTTCCGTGCCAAGGTTGGTTCGCCCGTCGTTACCCACACGATTCCAGTGACCAGCGGCGGCGTAACTTATTACGTTATGGTTAGCACCGTTGCCTAATGGAAATTAGTCGAGAGTTTGTTGAGTCTGAGATTCAGACGTTAGAGCAAGAGATCGGGAAGGCGCAAGCCTTCCTGATTCAAGCTCAAGCTGTTTTAGCCGCGTACAAAATGCTGTTGACACGGCTTGACACGCCGGAACCTGAGCTACAGAAAGACACTGATGCCAATAATCTATCTTCAACACCCTAAACACGGCACCAAAATTGCTAACATGGATTTGGAAGCCGATTTTGATGAACAAAATGGGTGGGAGCGGTATAATCCCGACACGCCTTCGGCTCCCGAAGTAGCGGCGCCAGTCAACGAGCTGGAACCCAAACGTCGTCGTGGCCGTTCACCTGTAGAGGCTGCGGCACCAGAATAAGGAGCAGACATGGCCACTACTGCTGGCGATCAAATTAACAGAGCCTTGCGGTTGTTGGGCGTGTTGGCTGAAGGCGAGACGTCTTCGGCTTCGGTAATGCAAGACGGCTTGACCGCCTTGAATCAGATGATTGATTCATGGAACACTGAGCGTCTGGCTGTGTTCTGTACGGAAGACCAAGTTTTTTTGTGGCCTCCTGACACCATTACCCGCACGTTAGGGCCAACTGGTAACTTTGTGGGCAATCGTCCGGTGTTGATTGATGACGCGACGTACTTCCGCGATCCGCAGACCAACGTGTCCTACGGTATCAAGCTGATCAATCAGCAGCAGTACAACGGCATTGCGGTTAAGACCGTGACTAGCACGTACCCGCAGGTGATGTTTGTCAACAACACCTTTCCTGACATTACCATGACCATTTACCCAAAGCCCACGCGGGTTTTGGAGTGGCATTTTGTGTCGGTGCAACAACTGACTACCCCTGCAAACTTGGCGACCAATTTGACTTTTCCGCCGGGCTATCTGCGGGCGTTTGTGTACAACTTGGCGATGGAATTTGCGCCTGAGTTTGGCATTGAGCCGTCACCGCAAGTGCAACGGATTGCCATGACGTCCAAGCGTAACCTGAAGCGCATCAACAACCCAGATGACGTGATGTCTATGCCTTACTCGTTGGTGGCTACTCACCAGCGGTATAACATCTACGCCGGTAACTTCTAAACCGTGAAAACGCCCATTCTTGGCTCCGCATACGTGGCTCGCAGCGTCAACGCTGCGGACGCGCGTATGGTCAATATCTTTCCCGAAATCGTGCCAGAAGCCGGCAAAGAGCCTGCGTTCTTGCAACGGGCGCCGGGGTTGCGCTTATTGGCAACCGTTGGCTTTGGCCCAATTCGGGGAATGTGGACGTTTGGCGGCTACGGTTACGTAGTGTCTGGCAACCGCCTGTACAAGCTCGACACTGCATACGCGGCGACTTTACTGGGCACAATTGCTGGCACTGGCCCGGTGTCCATGTCGGACAACGGCACACAGCTCTTTGTGGCGGCTAATGGCCCCAGTTACATCTATAACGCCACCACTAACGTATTTGCGCCTATCACTGACCCTGACTTCCCTGGTGCAGTAACCGTAGGGTTTTTGGATGGCTATTTTGTTTTTAACGAGCCTAACAGCCAAAAAGTCTGGGTGACCAGCCTGCTTGACGGTTTGTCCGTTGACCCGCTTGATTTTGCCAGCGCAGAAGGCTCGCCCGACGGCTTAATATCGCTTATTGTTGACCACCGCGAAGCCTGGCTGTTTGGCACCAATTCTGTAGAGGTATGGTACGACGCGGGTAACGCGGACTTTCCTCTGCAACGCATTCAGGGCGCGTTTAATGAGATCGGGTGCATCGCGCCGTATTCAGTCGCCAAACTAGACAACAGCTTATTCTGGCTAGGGGCTGACGCCCGTGGTCGCGGGGTTGTCTATCGTGCTAACGGCTACACCGGCCAACGTGTCTCAACCCACGCGGTTGAATGGCAGATTCAGCAGTACGGCAACCTGTCGGACGCGCTGGCGTACACGTACCAGCAAGACGGCCACAGCTTCTACGTACTGATCTTCCCTACCGCCAACACGACTTGGGTCTACGACGCCGCTACGCAGGCTTGGCATGAACGGGCGGGTTGGAATAATGGGTCGTTTACCCGGCACCGTAGCAACTGCCAGATGGCGTTTAATAGCGAAGTTATTGTCGGCGACTTTGAAAACGGCAACATCTACGCGTTTGATCTGGACGACTACAGCGATAACGGGCAGATCCAGAAATGGCTGCGGTCATGGCGGGCGCTGCCAACTGGCCAAAACAACTTGAAGCGCACCGCGCACCACAGCTTGCAGCTTGACGTGGAAACGGGCGTTGGGCTAAATGTAGGTCAAGGCAGTGACCCAGAGGTCATGTTGCGCTGGTCGGACGACGGCGGTCATACATGGTCTAACTACCATACGGCCAGCATCGGCAAGATTGGTGAGTATTATCGCCGGGTGTTCTGGCGCCGACTAGGTATGACCTTGAAGCTGCGTGACCGGGTGTACGAACTGTCGATGACCGATCCGGTCAAGGTTGCCATTATGGGTGCAGAACTTATTCTTAGCCCAACCAATGCCTAGCCCGAATAACACCACGAATATCACGCCCCCACGGGTGCCGTTAATTGACGAGCGCACGGGGCTAATCTCGCGTGAGTGGTATCGGTTTTTTCTGAATTTATTTACGTTGACCGGCAGCGGCACCAACGTAACGTCATTAACAGACCTTCAGCTTGGGCCACCTGCGCCACAGCAAGAAGATCTTGTTGACATCATTATTGATGTCGAGGCGACTAAAATTCAGCCGACTGAAGAGTCGGCCAACGAGCAGATTGCTGAACTTGCCAAGCAAGTTGAGGGGTTAGAAGCTACGCCAATCCCGGCGTTGGATCAGATTGCTGAACTTGCCAAGCAAGTTGAGGGGTTGGCAGCTACGCCAATCCCAGCGTTGGGCACGTTTGCTGCGCTTCAACAGGCCAACTTGCCGTGGACGACGTTTGACACCACACCGCAATCGGTGCCTCCCGATATTGGTACAGTAGCATGGGCTGGTGGTACGACTCTAGGTATTCAGATGACCGCCAACGTGGTTCAGCGTATCGGCGAGGCGCAGTATTTCTACATCAAGGCCGACAGCACTATTACTAAAGGTCAGTTAATCATGTTCACCGGTGCCGTGGGCGCCAGCGGCGTAATTAAGGGCGCTCCGGCTACCGGGTTAACAGACGGTCAGTATTTAATCGGTCTTGCGGCTGAAAATATCGCCGCCAACGGTTTTGGTTTGGTAACATCGTTTGGTAACGTTCGGGGTTGGAATACCACGGGTAGCCCTGTTGGCGAAACGTGGGTTGACGGCGACATTTTGTATTACAACCCCACGATTGCCGGCGGTTTGACTAAAACGCAACCCCTCGCGCCCAACGTCAAAGCGACTATTGCGGTTGTGGTAAACGCCGCGCCAGCAGGTTCTGGTGATGTATTTGTAAGGGTTTCCTCGGGGTCAGTGTTAGGCGGCACCGACAGCAACGTGCAGTTTGGCACACTTGCCAATGGCAATTTAATTCAGTACGACTCAGCATTGCAATATTGGAAAAATGTTGCGCCATCCTCGATTGTGGTTGGTACGGCTACCAACTTGGCAGGCGGCGCAACAGGATCAGTGCCGTACCAATCTGCGGCAAGCACTACTGCAATGCTGCCTATTGGCACTGCGTTGCAGGTGCTCAAGGTCAACGCAGGCGCAACAGCCCCCGAATGGGTTAGCGGCGCGGCTTTGACTAAAGTTGACGATACAAACGTCACGCTAACGCTTGGCGGTACGCCAACCACCTCGCTGTTGGCTGCTACTAGTTTGACGTTGGGGTGGACAGGTCAGCTTTCCGCAGCTCGTGGGGGCACAGGCACGGGCGTTTATGTTGTTGGCGATATTCTTTATGCCGATACGACTAGTACGCTTGCGAAACTCGCCGACGTTGCTACGGGCAACGCATTAATCTCAGGTGGTGTTGGGGTTGCGCCAAGCTACGGCAAAATTGGTCTTACGACGCATGTATCTGGCGTGTTGCCAACTGCTAATGGTGGCACAAATTTATCTTCTTTTACGGCAAACGGTATTGTTTATGCCAGTAGTAGCAGCGCATTAGCTACTGGGTCAGCATTATCGTTTGATGGAACTAACTTTTCAACGACTGGAAGTGCTACTGCAACAGCGTTTATTCCGTCGGGTTCGTCTGTGCCAACAAATGGTCTGTATTTACCCGCAGTTAATACTATCGCGTTATCTACCAACACAACGGAAGTTTTGCGTGCTACGTCAAATGGCGAAATATTAGTCAATGGAACAACTGCAATTTCTTCAAGTGCGGGCACAATTTCTATTCAAAGAAATGACAGTGATCCATCTTTACGGTTTTTTAGAAACGACACTACAATTTCAAGTGGAAATAGCTTTGGCACGCTAAGTTGGTATGGAAATGACACCACTAGTAATCTTCCGGTTATCCACGCTTATATAGAGGCACAAGCGTCTGCCACTCATGCGGCTGGAGATAACCCAACAGATATTGTTTTTGGGACAACACCAGATAATACCGCTGTTGTTGCAGAAGCGATGCGTATTACTCAAGCAAAAAACCTAAAAATTGGCGGTACAGCAAGTCGAGGCACGACAGAAGGCACTAATCAACTTGTATTGTTTAACGGTACTGCACCTGTCGGTACTTTGACTAACGGCGTGTCTTTTTATTCTGCCGCCGGTGAAGCTAGAGTTATGGACGCGGCGGGCAATTCAACTTTATTATCCCCACACGATCAAGCAACCAATGAGTGGATATTCCATTCAAAGCACACACCGACTGGCAAAGTGTTACGGATTGATGTGGAAAAGATGCTTCGATTTATTAACGATCACTTTGGTCTGGATATGGTTCATGAATTTACGGAGGATGCATGACCATCACAGATCAAGTTACTAATGTAAGCTAAAAAATTTTTGATCGGCAATTAGTTTACTTTGGTAATTTATGCAAAATGTACATTAACTAATTAAGGAAAACTATGGCTGTCTACCTTTCTCCTCTGTTCGGCGTTGCAGGTCAAATTTTTGACAATAACGGTACACCATTAGCTGGCGGAAAAATTTTTTCCTATTTGGCTGGAACAACAACGCCAACGACAACTTACACAACAAGTGCGGGCAATGTTGCGCATACAAACCCAATTATTTTAGATAGCGCGGGGCGCATACCAGGCGGCGAGATTTGGCTAACAGAGCAAGTTATATATAAATTTTCTATCCAAGATGCAAACAATATTTTAATTGGCACTTACGACAATATTTCTGGCATTAACGCTGTTAATGCTTCGCAAATACCGTTTACTGGATTTAAAGGGCAAAGCGGTAATGTTCAAAATTTAGGTAGCAGTGCGGGATCTAATTGGATTGGGTATCAACCATCAGGTACAAATGCGGTTCCTGTTTCTATTCAAGATAAATTGCGTGAATTTATTAGTATTAAAGATTTTGGCGCAGTAGGGGACGGCGTTACAAATGATAGCGCAGCATTACTTGCTGCGGCAAAATATGCTTCGCCATTAAAAGCTACGGTAGTTATTCCAGCCGGAACTTATTTATTTAAGTCTGGAATTAATGGTGTAAACGACAATGTTTCGTGGCTGCGCCTAAGTATGTATGGTGCCATATTTCGATTTGATATTACCGCTGGCGGGTTTGATTTTCTTGTAGACATTAATGAATTAGAAATTGAAGGCGGTCAAATCGGCGCGTCTGGGTATGATCTTGGCGGTAGCATGACAATTCGTTACAACACGGGATCACATCAGTCATTAAAGTTAAATGCTGTTGATTTTCAAAGTAGCGCAAATGGAATACAAGCCCGTTGCATTTTTGCAACCGCTGGCATCGACATCAGCGATGTTGAAATTCGAGCTTGCAACTTTAGAAATTTTGGGCGCGGCGCTATTGAAATTCGTTCAAATACCATTGCACAACAAGAAGCGCGTTATTGGGTTGAAGATTGCTATTTTAAAAATTTGGGAAACGCCAGTAGTCTTGGCTGCGTGGCTATTAACTTTGGAAACGATACTAACGTAGTTAAAAACGTCACGATTAAAAACAATGTCATCGAACGTGTCAGCGTGACCGGCGGTAACCCTTGTGAGGTTCATGCAATTCTTGTTTACGGTGAGTCATGTGTTATTGATGGCAACCATATTAATGATATTCGTAATGACTCTGGTGACGATGCCGAAGGCATTTACGTTAAATGCTCTTATTCCCGAATTGTCAACAACTATGTGCGAAATGGCGGCAATAGCCATGATGGTTGCGTCACCATTAAAGGATTTGGCATTGATGGTGGATTGCAATTTAGTGACTATTGTGTTGTGTCAAACAACGTCATTGAATTCGACAGTAATTTAATTGATTGCCCTGGGATTGGCGTTCAACGCAGTTTTGTTATCGTATCCAATAATGTTTTAAAAGATTTAAGAACTACCAGAAACAGTAAAACATACTCAATAGCAATGGCTATTGGAACCGCTGGGTATGCAAATAACGTAACAATTTGCGATAACATTGTAGACGGATTTGTCAGTTTTATTGGTGATGCAACAACGCCCGCATTTCTCACTAATAACGTCACCATCGACGGCAATATTGTGACAAATCTTGATGGTGGATATGGCATTTTTTACCGAAATGATGCGCGTATTTCAAACCGCAGTATGATTTTTTCGTCAGCTGATAACTCAATTACTTTTGACCAAACTGTTGCGTTTCCAGGTACTTGGGATTACCCAACTTATCAACCTGGCGATCAAATTCGCATTATTAATTCAACGTCTAATGATGGCGTGTATACGATTGCCACTTATGTCAACGAGACAAAAATCACCGTAGTTGAGCCTGTGGTTAATCAAACGTCAGACCCCGCCGATGCGTATTTAGTTGATTCTGAGCCAATTAGAATTACAAACAATAATATTCGTTCAATTGCAGGTTTGTTTTTTATTCGCAATAGCACTAACCAATGCAAAGCGTCATTGGTTTACATTGCAAACAATACAATCAGTGGATTTGATCGAGTATATCGCTTAGATCAATCTGGTGGCATTGGTGTGTGCCATATTGCAAATAATGACTATCAAGCCATAGGCACGGCATTAAAATTTAGTTCAATTCAAGCAGACACTTTGATTGAAGCAGATCGTAGCCCTGGATTATCTGCCCCCGCAACAACGCTTGGTTCAGTAATTCGCAGAGTGCCAATTTATGACTCAGTAACAAATGCACTAGTTGGGTATATGCCTATTTACGACAACATCACTTAAAACATGAAAATAACTAATATTAAAGGCTTTGCGGTTAATTTTTTAGATAGATTGCCCCACGACAAAGCCCTGCACGTTATTGTAGGTGTGCTGGCCTATATGGTGTTTCACTTTGTCAGTCCTGTGGTTGGGCTGGCTGCTGCTACCATTGCGGCAATAGGCAAAGAGATTTACGACTACATGAACAGAGACAAGCACACGCCAGACGTATGGGATGCGGTAGCAACGATAGCCGGCGGTGTTGCGGGTTTTGTTTGTGGTTTATAGTAGAGCAATTTTTTAATCTACCTAATTAGGTGCAATTATGACTGTTACCGTTAAAGTTCTTGTTCCCGCTAAGACAGCAGAGAACACCCAGACCACGCAGTACACTGCGACGGGTGTAACAACCATCATCGACAAGTTTACGGCGACTAACTACAGCGCCTCTGCCGCTACCATTAGTGTCAACTTGGTAACGGGTGCAGATACGGCGGGTAACCAGAACTTGATTACCAAAACGAAAACATTGCAGCCGTCCGAAGTCTACACATTCCCAGAGATTGTAGGCCAGGTCTTGGCAGCTAGCGGTTTTATCTCTACTATCGCGGGAACTGCTAGCGCCATCAATATTCGGGCATCGGGCCGCGAGGTAACGTAAAGGTAATTGCGTGATTAACCACCATTTTAGTTCTGGCGTGTACGCAAAAGAAACCCGCATACCGGCAGGGCAAGTGCTGGTGCAGCACGCGCACAAGTACGACCACCTGTCCATTTTGGCGCAGGGGTCAGTAGAAGTTATGATAGATGGTAATAAAGAGATACTGCACGCGCCAGCATGTTTGACCATAGAAGCTAATAAGCATCACGGCGTTAAGTCACTTACGGATGTAGTTTGGTATTGCGTCCATGCGACAGACTGCGCGGATGAAGATGAGGTTGATGAAGTTTTAATTGCGCCCGGCGATTTAAATGCCGCGCAACATATCGCAAGCGAATTGCAAAAGGAGTATTGATATGCCTTGGATTATTGGTGGGGCGATGTTGGGAAGCGCGTTGCTTGGCGGAGCCGCAAGCAGCAAAGCCGCTAAATCACAAGAGCAAGCGCAACGTGAGGCAAACGCCGCGCAAGAGCGCATGTTCAACAAACAGGTTGAGCTGCAGGAGCCGTTTCGTAAAGTAGGCGTCAATGCGCTGCCTGACTTGGTTGCTGCGTCCAAATACACGCCATTCACAATGCAGCAATTCCAAGCAGATCCCGGCTACGCATTTAGAATGCAGGAAGGCTTGAAAGCCCTTGACCGCAGTGCAGCAGCACGCGGCGGTTTGCTGTCTGGCGCTACGCTAAAAGGCGCGCAACGCTACGGCCAAGACTTGGGCTCGCAAGAGTACACCAACGCTTTCAACCGCTATCAAATCGAGCGCCAAGCGCGATTGAACCCACTGCAATCTTTGGCGGGCATGAGCCAGACTGCTGCCAATACGTTAACCGGCGCCGCAGGTCAGTATGGCCAAAACATGGCGCAAGGCGCGGCGGCTATGGGTAACATCCGCGCGTCTGGCTACATGAACCAAGCTAATGCACTGACTGGCGCGTTGGGTCAAGGCGTGAACTACTACCAAAATCAGCAGATGATGGATCGGTTCTTCCCGAAACGTCCTGGGTACAATCAAACTTCTAGCCTACAAAATTGGAGCAATAGCCAAGCGGGCTATTTAGATCCTAGCTATGACGGCCCGTAATAACAACTTTATAGCAGCTTTTATACAGCGACAGTATTTAGGACAATAATTATGGCCGGTATTGATTACACCATCCCAGGGCAGTTTAAAGGCATTCAAATTGAATCGCCGATGAATGCAATGGCGCAAGCTATGCAGCTGCGCAACCTGCAAGAGACATCGCAGATGAATGCGTTGAAAACGCAGGAATACCAACGCGCTCGCGGAGAAGAAAACGCGTTGCGGCGGTTGTTTGCAACTAAGGGTTTAGATACTTCATCGCCGGAATTTTTAAACCGACTATACGAAGAAGCACCCGGCTTGGCGCCCGGCGTTGAAAAAAATATTCTTGAACGCGGCAAAACAGCTGCTGAAGTTAGATATAAAGATGCGCAAGCAAAAAAAGAAGTTGCGGACACACTAACCAAAAAATTGGAGTTCCACCAAAAGGTGTTCAACCCGTTGGCGGTTACTACAGAAGATCAAGCTGCCGCGCACGCAGCAGCGTTTTTTGACGACCCTGATTTTGCCCCCTACGCCACTAAAATGATGACTAGGGAGCAAGCAATAGCGAAAAGTCGTGATCTTTTTAAAACTAACAAAAACGAGTGGCTTAGATCGCAGCTAACACTTAGCGGCGACAAGATTCTTGAGGCGACAGAACGCCGCGAAAAAGAACTTCGCGCAGATCAAGACGAAGCATATAACAATCATTTACGAGAAGCAGCTGCAAATGGCACTAAGCCATTACCTAAAGACGTTTTCTTAAATTTGCGTCAAGACATGC